CAGTAAATCAAGTAAATCAAAAAAAGGTAATCGTGGTGAGCCTGATTTAATATATTTAAACGAAGATAAAAAATTACTTATTCTAATTGAAAACAAAGATAAAATAAAAGATCATATATCTAAAAATGATGATAATCCTCAAATGTTTGCAGTTGATGGAATAAAACATTATTTGAAATTTTTCTTACAAGAAAATCTAAATAAACAAAAAGAAACAACCAAAAAATATTTAGAAAACTTTAAAATTGTTGGTATTGCTTTTAGTGGAGATATTTATGATGAATTAAATCATAGAGTTACTACTTTTATAATAGACAACGACACAATAAAAGATATAGAAATTGAAGAGTTTTTAAATGAAAATGATTATATATCGTTATTTGAAAATTTGGATTTAGAATTAATTTCTAATAATATATCAAAAAGTTCAAGTGAAATTAATAGAATTTTAAGAAGTATTGACTCACAAAAAAGACCCGTCTTACTTAGTGCCTTGATGATTTGTTTATATGAAAAAGATAATTTTAAAAATGATTTTAAACAAAATTATCAAAATAATAGTATTAAGAATATTATACGAAATATACCAACAACAATAGAAGATATTTTAGAGCGAGAAGGAATTGATAAAAACAAAATTGATGTTTTGATAAATGAATTAGCTTTTATAAAAACCGATAAAGATTTAAGCGATACAGATATTTTAAAAGATATTTTACTTGAACTTGAAAACAATGTTATACCATTATTCAACAAGCAAACAAGTTATGATATTATTGGTAAATTTTATGAAGAGTTTTTAAGATATGCAGGAATATCAAATGTAAAAAAAGGGATAGTCCTCACACCAAATCATATTACAAAACTTTTTACAAACTTAATAGATATTAAAACAAATGATGTGATTCTTGACCCTTGTTGTGGGACAGGAGCATTTTTAATCGCTGGTATGAATAAATTAATAAACACTATTCAAAACAGTAAAATTCCAAATAAAACAGATAAAATTAAAAATATAAAACAAAATCAACTAATAGGTTTTGAAAAATCCCCTACAATGTACTCTTTAGCAATATCAAATATGCTTTTTCGAGGGGACGGAAAAAGTAAAATTTACAATATAGATTTTTTTGAAAATGAAACAGATACTATTTTGGATGAATTAAAGCCAACTATTGGATTTATAAATCCACCTTATGGTGGCAAAGACAATAAGACAAATCCAACAAAAAAAGAGATCCAATTTTTAGAAAAGTTGTTAGATAATGTTAGCAGATATGGAGTTATTATCGCTCCACTTTCTACTTATTTTAAAGATGAAGTTGTAAGAAATAGGATATTATCTAAACATACATTAAAAGCTGTTATAAATATGCCAAATGAACTTTTTGCTCCAAATGCTTCAACTCATACAGCTATTGCAATATTTGAAACTAATCTACCGCATAATAATAAAGAAGTAATTTTTTATAACTTAAAAGATGATGGATTTGTTCTATCAAAAAATAAAGGCAGAACAGATATTTATAACAAATGGCAAACAATTCAAAAAGAACTTTTAGAAAAAATAAACAATCCTATAAAATATAATGATTATATCAATTTGGTATATAAAAATATAGCTGAAGATGATGAGTGGATTATACAAGCTCATATGAAGAGTGATTATTCAAAACTTATACAAAAAGATTTTGAGTTGGTGTTAAAAAAATATATTATTTTTAAAACAAAAAAAGAATTTAATTTACTTAATAAAAAAATAGATGAACTTACTTTTATGGAAATTTTGTTGCAAAATAATATAACAAACCAATCTATAAATAATACAAAAATAAATTTATTTGATATGCAATGGCAAGAGTTTAGAATTAGTGATATATTTAAAATTAAAAGAGGCAAAAGATTAAAAGAAGAAGATAGAAAAAGTGGGAATATAGAATATTACTCTGCAAGTGAATTTAATAACGGTTTAACAGATTTTATATCAAATCCTATCTTTTTAGAAGAAAAAGCTTTAATATACACAACTTTTGGTGATTGTTTTTTTGTAGAAAATCAATTTACTGCAAGTGATGAAATTAGTATTTTAAAACACAACAAATTAAATATATATAACGGTCTATTTATAGCAACAATTTTAAAGCAAAACAAATATAAATATACATTTGGAAGAAAAGCATTTGCAAATAAATTTTCAAATGACATTATAAAGCTACCAATTACAAAAAAAGATATTCCTAACTGGCAGTTTATGGAAAATTATATAAAATCATTGCCTTATTCAGATAATTTATAGACAAAAAATCACACTACTCTCCTTTCTGTTTCATATCTTTTTAAATTTTGTGCTATGTAGTTGTTTGATTTTGCTATATCTTCTATTCGTTTGTTTAGTTTTTGAAACTCTTCTTTTATCTCATCATCTTTTTCTATATTGTTATTTGCAGGTATCAAATCTACAAATCCACCGTTTTTGTATCCAGTTCGTTCGTTGTCTAATCTTCTAAAAAGTTCTGGGTATGCTTCTACTTGATCTGCTGGAGCTACATATTCCCCACCGTGTACAACACCAGCTATCTCATCTATACTTCCATATGTAAAACCACCTCTGCTAAAACTTCCTATAGCAAAATCATCTTCATCAAAGTTGTAATCTGTAGAGTTTAAAACTGCAAGTGTACCTGCGGTGTTGGCATTTGCAAAAGAATATGCAATATTATCATAAAATCCTAAGTAACCCGCTATATCATCTTTGTCCCAAGTATAAGAGGAAATATACCCAGTATTGTCTAAAATACCATTTTGGATAAAGTCATTAAAGCTATTTTCAGATATAACACCACTAGAAGAAAAAGCACTTATATTATCACTTATTTGGTCTGCCAAATCATCTGTAATCCAATCCGATGTACCATCTTCTGCGATACCTCTATATAAATCATCTAAAAACCCAAGCAATATATCATATGAAGCATTATTAGCATCTAAATAGTCATTTATATCATCTGCAAATGCACTATCAAGATGACTTAAGTCTAAAGCACCTAAACTTTCTACATCTCCTGCATCTATAAGCTCTTGTATATCATCTAAAGAATAAAGATAATCTCCCATATTATATAAAAAATTTCCATTATTATCATAGAAAGAAGCTTGATTGTTATTAGCAAGATAACTATCTGCTGTATCAAAATCTATAAGCCCACTATCAAGCCAACCACCTATATTGTCGCTTAAATCACTATAGCTAGATATATCATCCCAGCTACCTACACCATCATCAAATTTTTGTATGTTTACATCGTGTATTGCATCTGTAACATCAGAAGTTGTAGCATCTAGTGAGTCTATTAGTTCTAAAACATTATCATATCTATTTGCATCTGTATTGTATAAGTCTTCTAAATATTGAGTTTTATCATCACTATATAAATATGTAGCGAAATCATTTGTAAGGGCTTGTGCTTCTTCTATTCGTGTGCTATCACTTTGTGCTGTAAAGCCATCTTGTATAAGTGCTAGTTGGTCGCTGTTGCTCATAGCACTCATATCTCCTAAACTCAACATAAAATCATCTACTGTTAAGCTATCATCTACATCTAAAAGTTGAGATAAATAACTGTTCATCGTAGTTATTGCATCATATGTTGTATTTGTGTTGTTATCTTCTCCTAGTCTGTTTGCAGTATCTTCTATATTTTGTCTATCATCATCACTTAAAGATAAAGTTGCTAGTTCATCACTACTGATAAATCCATCTTCCAAAAATGCTTCAAGTTGTGCTTTTTGTGTATCACTTAGTGCTAGTTCACTAAAAGTACCATCTTCTGCACCTATAATGTTTACATCCAATACTGTATCGGCAAAATCTATATCTGCTTTTATACTTTCAAGATTGTCTACTAGATTGTTTGTAATATCTGTGTTATCTCCAAAAGTTGTAGATTGGATATTTCCTGCTAAGTTTTCCATATCGCTTAGTATATCTGATACTATTTCATAGTCAGCTTCACTAAGATTTGCTAGGTCATATCCTTGTAATCTATTATAATCCTCCCAATACGACTCAATAAGTCGGTTTTGATTGTCTGCACTTGTAGTATTTCCTAATAGGTCATTTATAGTAGTTCCTAGACCATCTTTTAGATCCTTTAGGTCATCTCGTATCTTTTTAATAAAGTTTAGCTCATCTTCATATTTCGCTTCTTGTTCATCTCTTATCTCACTTTGTAAAGAAGCAATAGTAAGAGTATAGTCTTGTGTAGAGTTGAAATAATCCTCTTGTTCTTGAGTCAGATTTGCAAAAGACTCACTTAAAAGTATAGTTCTACCATATAGTTCTGCTCCAGCTTCTGTAGTAGTATCTATAGAAGATATAAGGTCTTTAAACCCTTGTGCATTTGCAGGTAAGCTTAAGTGCAATTTATTAAATTCATCCTCTAAAGTGGTTCTATCAGCACTTAGTTTTTCTTCATCGCTTAAAAAACTATCATAAAAATCATCCATAGAAGATGCTAGATTATCTATACCATCTGCACCTAGTATCATACTAGAGTTTAGATTTGCTGCATCTTGACCTGTGATTTCAAGTGATACTCTCATATCCTCCAAAGCAGTATAAAAGTCATATAACTCTTCCGCACTACCATCAAAAGTATCTATCATAGATACTACACCGTTATTCATGCCATATATCGCTTCATCTGTATCTTCTATAGATTGTTGTAAAACTGAAAAAGCTACATCACTATTTGATTTATTTAGTATATCTTCATAGTCTATTTGCTCATATTCATCTCCTAGTTTTGCTATATAGTCATATCCCTCTGTAAGCCCAGCTGAGACTCTTGTAAGTGTTTCGTAAGTGCCTTCTCCTATTTGCTGAAAAGCATCTAAACTATTCCCATAAAGCTCTTTTGTGAAGTTGTCCGCTTCTGTACTAAATGCTTCATTTAATTTGTTTGCTAATTCTTCTCCATTTAGGGCATTGCCATCCTCGTCTGTTAGTTCTACATTAGACAAATCTACAGTCATAGTGTTTAGTTGATTTTCTACATCCTCCCCTAAAATTTCACTTCCTACAACAATGCTATCTCTTATATTTGCGAAAGTAGTTTGAAGTGAATTTGTAAGTTCATCATCAGCATATTTATATTCTGTTGTTGAGTCGTAACTATAACTTGCACTTCCCTTCCAATCTTGTGATGAATGTTCGTGATTTAAAGATTGGTACATCATAACAGAGGCATTATCTATAAAGTCTTCTAGTGTTTGAGATGTGAACTCTACTTGTGAGTTATCTACATCGCTATGATTGCTTTCTTTATTATTTACCTTAAATCCATCATCAGTTACAGTTTCTGTTCTAAGTGGTCTGCCCCACATATCTGTCTGTATTTTATTTTGTGCATCATAAGTACCAAAAGCCAACCCACTTTCAATAAGTGTAATATAATCTTTACTACGACCACCACCAAGTCCAAAAACAGTATTAAAAGTGCCAGTACCAAATAAAGAGCCTTTGTTTTCATAGCTGCTTTCTACTGCATCTACACCTAATGCAAACTGCCCAGTTCTCATGATGTCTGTAGCTGTGCCTTTTGTATTTTCATCTATACTTTTTAAGTATTTGTTCATAGAACTTAAAAGTGCATTTTCAGGTTTCACATTATCAGCTAATATATCAAGTGATTTATCTAAAGATGTACTTTGTTCATCTCCACCACCTAGGACTGTTGTGTTTGCATTTGGATCTTCTTTTATGTTTACACTAGATGTTGTCTTACCTGCGGTTGAACCACCTAAAAGACTATCTACAAAAGAAGCAGTTGCAAGTCCAGCTGCTATATTTAGTGGAAATGGCCATCCAGCCATAGAAGACACAATAGCTGTAAGTGTTGAAGCTGCTGTTTTTGTTGTTTCTCCAGTTACAAAAGCTGTTACAGATATAGCTACATCTTTTAATTCTCGTGCTAGTCTTATTGCAGCTAATGCTTCTTGTAACTTATGTAGATTTTGTGCTTGTTTTGACTCAGAGTCATAAAACCCAGCCATTGCACCTGCTAGATTAGAATACCCTGCAAGTTGATTGTTTACATGCTGTGCATTTATCTTATCTGTTTTATTTGCTATACTGTTATAGTTTTCTTGCTCTTTTTGCATAGTTTTTATAGAGTCTATCAAAGGTGTAAATGGATTTTCTATATCTATTTGGATATCTCCTATTTTAGACAACTCATCTTTTTCTATCTTGTCTATAAACTCTTTTTTGTATTGTTTTAGCAGTTTTGCTGGTATCTCTTTACCATATTTCTTGCTTAGTTCCTCTTTTCTTTTTTCCCAAGCTTTGTTTACATCTCCTAGTTTTATATAGTAATCTTGCCAATCTTTTAAAGAAGCTTTTACGGTGCTTTTGTTATATTTCTCTTTAATCTTCGCTATCTCTTTTGCTTTTGCTTTTTCTAAGGCACTACTATCATATGTTTTGTCCGATTTTTTTAATGTTTTTTCATAGCTATCATATTTTTTATTGACTTGATCTAACTCAAACTTTTCAGGGTCATTTACTTTTGCTATAGCATCTTTTATCTTTTGTATAGATGATAACGTATCTTCTTGAGCCTGGTATTTTTTATTTATTTCATTTAAGTCTTTTTCCCAAGCTTTAGAAATATTAAGACTATACTCGTCTAACTTACTAACTTCTTTTACTTTTCTTATCATATCACTATATTTTTTATTTATAGCATCGATTTCTTGTTGTTGAGGGTCTAGTGTCTTTTGTAATTCTTTATCTATTTCAGTTAAATCTACATTGCTTTTTGCTTTTAAGGCTCTATCTTTTCTACTGTCTATATCATTAAAACCTTTAGCATTACTAGCTACTTTCATTTGCTCTCTTAACTGTTTTAGCTGTTTTTCTTGTGTTTTTATAGCTTTTTCATAAGCTTTGATATTCAACTTGTCTATTTTAGTTAGCTTTTCTTTACTTTCTAGTTCGGCTTTTAACTTTTTATTGTATTTTACATTTAAAGAGATAGATTTTATTTTGGCTTGTAAAACTTCTTTTTCAGATTTTGATATTTCTAATTTTCTGTTTTCTATTCTCTTTAATATTGCTTCATAATCTTTTAGTTTAGATGTATCAGTAAACATACTAGCATTTTCTTCTTTTATCAAATCGTTATATTTTTTTGATAACGCTTTTAGTTCTTTACTAGAATTTGATGTAGAAGCTAAATTTTTATCTTTTGATATAGAAACATCATATTTCTCTTTCTTTTCTATTAGGTAGTCAAATATCTCTTTTACTGCAATTAACCCACCAAGCCATCCTACGAATGGGTTTGGAAACATACCTATATTTTTAAGCCCTAGTGATATTTTTTCTATTTTACTTAAATTTTTTACAGTACCGTTTGATTTTTTAGTAGCTATATCAAAAGTATCGTTTAAAGTTTCCATTCCAGCAGACATAAGTGCTATTTTATCAGTAGCATATCCAAAACCTCGTGAAAGCAAAGTCACACTCTTGTATGCTATAAAAGCATCTGCAATCCCTTTTATTAGTGGTAATGTACTCTTTGCTAGATCATAAAACTTTTTAAATCCATCTACGATCTCTTTTTGATTTTCGACTACAAAGTCTTTTAGTTCTTTTAGTGTTTCACCCATATCTTTATATACTGGCTCAGACATCTCCAGCATTGTACTATCCCAAGCATTTTTAAGCTGATCTAAGTTTCTTTGGTATGTGTCTATTTCTCCAAGAGGTGAGAAATCTTTTAGTTTACTTTTCAAAAGCCCAAAGACATCATTTGCATACTTGCCTACACCTGCTTTTGCTTCTCTTATAGCTTGATTTGCTTGTGTTGGAGAACCAAAAAGCAAAATACCAAGTTTACTATCGGTACTTATATCTCCACTAAACAAACTTCTAGTTTCTTCTAAAACTAAATCTGGGGTCATACCTATAGCACTACCCATATTTGTAAGTGTTGTCGTAAGCTCTATAGTTCTATCTATAGCTTCATCTGTTGTTTTGGCAAAGGCACTACCCATCTTAAGTGAGAAGCCTATAGCTTGTTGGAAAACACTTGTAAGTTCAGGAAATGTTGCAGCTGTTTTTGCAGAAGCATCTTTTAGTTTTAACATAGTGTCTTGTGATAGTTTTAATGACTCTTGAAATTTATCCCCACTATCTAAAACTTTGCCTTGCGAGTCTACTAATTCTGTATTTGATGCTATAAGTGCTGCTAAACCATATGAATTATTTTCTATACTTTTGTTTAGTTCTACACCTTTCCCTATTGTTGCTTGATATGCTCTTGATAGTCCATACATAGCAAATACCATAGTTTCTATTTGTCGCATATGTCGTACTAATGTGTTAAAAGATGAATTTCTTATAGCAGTTTCTTCTTTCATATCTTGTTTTAGTTGAGCTTGTATTCTTAAGTATTCAGCACTAGATATGATCCCTTTTTTTCGTGCATTTTCTAACTGTAAAAGTTTATTTTTTAGAGTAAGGGCTGCTTTTCCCTCTCTAGTCATAGAAAGCACTTGTTCTCTTTCTAAGTTTAAAGCCTTTTTCTTTTCAGCACTATTTTTTTGTAGTTCTAATCTTCGTTTTCTTATATTGTCTTGTGCTTTTTTATGCAACTCACTTAGTTTATTTTGTTGTGCTTCTTCTTGTTTTGCTAGTTGTTCTTTTTGTTGCTGCTCTATTTTTAAAGCTTTTATCTCATTGCTTTTCTCATTTAAAAGCTTTTTAAGACCATTTGTTTCCTCTACTTGTAATCGTTGTTTTCTCTTTAAAGAAGCATATAATTTATTTTCTATTGTTATTTGTTTTGAAAGTGCATCTGCTTCTTTTTTAATTTCTCTTATTTTTTGTTGTTGCGGAGCTAGTGTAGAAAGCTTTGCACCTGCTTCATTTAGCTGGTTTAGTTTATCTTGCTCTTTGCTTAGTTCTTTTAATTTTCTAGTATGTTCATCTACTATACTGTTAAGTTTTTTTTGTTGTTGTGTAACTTCACTTGTACTTTGTGCTACTGCTTGAAGTGAACTTTTAGAATATTCTTGTAATTGTTTAAACTTCTCTTTTGCATCTTTTATATTTGCTTGTATGTTTATGACTGTACTGTTACTACTACTCATTTTATATTTCCTATTGTATTGTATATATAAATATTATAAAAAATAAGTACAAGATGTATAAGTGATTTTGTTGTATAGCAAAGAAAATCAAAGTGTATTTTACTTTGATTTTTCTAGTGCTTTTTTTTGTTGTTCTAAAAGTGCTGTTTCATACATAGTTATAAAAAAATCATAATGTGGCAAATGAATTTTATGTTCTTTTGCCAACATAGTAAGTTTATATCTATCCAATCCAGTCATTGTACCGCCCATGCCACCATTTGAAGTGGTAAGGTTTGAATTTGTAGATACAAAACTAAAAATTTTATATGCAGTATCTACTATCTGTGGGGGGATAACTGCTTTTGTTATCTCCGCATTTTTTAGTGCCTTTATCTCTGTGTAGCTTTTTTTGTTATATCTTTTTCTTATTAGTATATTTTTTTCATCAAAAGCCCATTTTACTATTTGCTTGAGTCCAAACCCATAGCAGTCATCATAGGATTTGTGATAAATTCTATAATATCTTCTCTTACTAGATTTTGCTCCCAAGGTGTTAAATCTTCTTTATTTATTTTTGCAATTTTCCAAATAATTTTATCTAGTTTTTCTTCTGCACCTTTGCTTTTTTTAGTGATAATATTTAAAATCTTTTCTGCTTCTGAAAAATTTGGATAAGCTTTATTTTTAGTAGCTTCTGTATTTTTAATATATCCCTCTTCATCTCTAGGACTTAATACTCTAAATTTTATCTTCCCAACAAAAATAGATGCTTCTTTTAAATCATAATTGTCTATAGTATCATCTTTGTCTATTCTTTGTAATACATTGTTTGCTACTTTAGATAATTGTGACTCTTTACTCATAAGCATTTCGCTTAATTCTTTCTCTTCAATAGGGTTGTTTTTTACTGTTTCTAATGCTTCTATAAGCCTTGCATTTGTAAGTTTTGTTTCGTTCATTTTATACCTCTTTTTATGTTTAAGTACAATATTTTATACCTCAGTACGGTAAGGAGTCTAATAGTTTTTGATAGTGTAGAATAAGAGAAGATAAATTCTTCTCTTATATTTTTATCTTAGATGTCTAGTGTTGTTACACACTCATAAGATACAGATGATACATCTTTTGTACCAAAAGCATTTAGTTCAATATCTAGCATTATATCTTCTCCAACAGTTATAGAGTTTTTGCTATTTCCGAACTCTACTTTAGAAAAAGATATGATAGTTTTATCCCCATTTGCTTTAGAGTATATAAATCTTACTGGTCTTACTTTTTTTAAGAAAGAAGTTTCATACAATTCTGCATTGATTAAACCTTTTGCATTTCCACTTATAGTAGTTTTTTTGAATTTAGGTCTTTTACCCTCAGCAGTATCTATAACTTCTACTTCTCTTTGTATGTTTAGATTGATGCTATCTATTCCACTTAGTTTTTCATAAGTACCATCTATTTCTACTTCTATTTCTAAATCTTCTTCATTATAAAAGAACTCAGATACTTCTGTTCCATCTCCTAAAGCTTCATAATCAGAGTTTGAGAAACTATTATCAAAGCCTAGTGCATTTACAGACTCACTAATATCAAATTTGATTTCTCCACCTTCTTTTTTAACTTCAAGGTTACTCATAATTACACCAGTAAATAATTCAAAGTGATCATCTCCTGCTGTACAGTTTGCTATATCTTTTCTCTCTACAGCAAATGATGGTAAACAAGATTGTAAAGTTCCACTTCTTCTATACAGTTTTGGTCTTACAAACCAAGTAACTTCATTGTCTGTTACCGTTTCTCCATCTTTTTTACCATCTACAGTTGGTTCATCACTTCCACTTGTTCCAGCTTTATAACAAACTAAAGAGTGTTCATCATCACTATGATTTACTATGTCGCCTACTGCATATGAAGTGTCAGCAGCCCAATCATCAGCTGTCGCATCTGCTACATCACTTGCTGTTCCAATAACCCCCTCAGTTAAAAGTGCCATATAATCTGCACTAAGTACAAAACCTAAACTTCCACTGTAAGAATAAGAACCATATGTTTTTGCATTTGGCTCATATCCATTTCCTAGCAAGTCTACCACTTCACTTTTTTGTTCTGCAGATAAGTCAAAACTACTATTTTTAATTAGCTGTATTTTTTTTGTTTCAGGTGCAACATTAAAATCAGCTTCTCTGTATATCTTTATATCAGATACTTGATAACCCATAATTTTCTCCTATTTTTTTTAATTATGTGTTATCTTAGAACTTAAGAGGAGGATTAATCTAATGATTATTGTTGTTGATATTTTATTTTTGTAGTATTAGTCCAAATAGTTGCACTAATCGCACAACTATTGTCTAAAATAATTATTTTTTATATAAATTTTCTTTCATCAAATCTTAAAGTTACTATTGCTTGTAAATCTTCTGCTTCGCCTATATACGAAAGTGATAAGTTATAATGGGCTATTTGTATATTACAGTTCCCATTTATACCTATAGTTTTTATCTCATTTTTTATAGAAGCTACACTATCCATTGCCAATTCTTCTAGGAATTTTTTAGTAGGATAGACCCTAATTCCATCTTCCTCTATTGACTGTTCTTCTATCAAAGCAGTTATAACAAATTGTACAATATAAAATTTATCATTTTTTTCATCTATTGATTCAAGACCATAAGTAACAAAGCTAGGTATTTCATTGACTTCATCTAGTATATGTGCATCTGCAAAATAAGTCATCTCTCTTCCAAAATATTCTTCAACTTTATCATTGAAGCTGCTATCATTTTTCATAGTATTACTTATAAATTTTTGTATATCAAATAATAACATTTAAGCACTCCTTGTATTTATTATTTTTGTTTGTATTTTTGCGTTGTTTGCTATCTGTGGTAAAAGTTTTTGATAGTATTTGTTCATTTTATTTACAACTGTAGGCGTTGCCCAAATGCGACCCATTTCAAAAAAGTTTCTATTTTTTATATATGGCGACAATCTACCCTCATATTTATCTCTACCTTTTTTGTAATATGGGTGGTCTTCATTTATTTCACCAGTATTTAGTTTATGAAAAATAGCTTTAGTTTTTGCACTTCTAGCTTTCAATACACCATAATCCCCATCTACTACACCATCTTTGTATTTTTTTATAGTAGCTGCCTTATGAGAACCACCGATAGTCACACTTAGTCCACCTTCTGGACTTATATAAGAAGATAAACTATCTATAATATTTCTATTCATAGGTTCTCCAGTAGAATGATTTACCATCATACCTAGAGCGTGTGAATGTCCTATTTCTCTCCAAATATATCTACCATTTTGCATTTTCACTACATTTTTTGCATCTTTTGGTATTTGACTTTTTCTACCATGCCACCAATCTGTATGATAGTGATTTATTGAACTTTGGATTTTATCTTTTACATCCATACCCGTTTCAGTTAATGCTTGTCGTGCAAATCCATAACTTCGTTGTGCTATAAAATCTATAATAGGTGTAACACCATCGTAGATTTCCATTCTAATAGCCATTGTTATCTCCTAGTTTTAGCAGTATGTCTTTTATTCTTTTTGCAGTAAATATCAAAAAGTGAATTATCTTGAGGTGTATATGTTTCTATATGCCACTCTGTATCATTTATAATTATCTTATCTCTTTTATTTGGTTCAAAAGGCAACTCTACAAGATGAAAGGTTGCATTTTCAGATATGATATTATCATTATCCTCTAACTTTTCAAAAGATCCATAAGATACAATAGCTGTAGTTTCTGTATGAGAATTGGTATCAAAAGAATAGTATTTGATACTAGAGCTTACTCCATTTTTTCTACTCATTATATTCTTTTGAGTTTTATTCATAAGCTCTAATATATTCATCTATTTATCTTTTTTGTTAGTTTTTACTTTTTGTGATTGTGCTACTTGAGTCACTTGTTTAACAGGTTCTACTTTCACTTCTTCTTGTACTGCTGTTTTTTCATACTTTTTTGCATAACCATCTTTTGTTAGATTGTTGAAAATTGAAGTTGAAACTTTTAGTTTATCCCCAACTTTGTAAGTTTTTGCGTTCACTTTTGTTTCTTTTACAAATTCTATAATATGTGCCATTGTCTATCCTTTAGAGGTTAAAAGCTATTAAGCTTTTTTACCTCTGAATAAAAGTTCAGGTCTAGTACAGTAATATAGTGGATTTGTGTAAACTTCCCCTTTTACCCACATATTTCTTTCTTTATCTTTTATCATTTTTACATATCTTTCTTTACCCATAGTGTTTACTGTTTCCATAAACTCAGCTGGTACTAAAGCTTTTTTGAATAGACCTCTTGCATTTTTTGGAAAGAATTTTACTTCATCTGTAGCTATTCCTACTTTTCCATCTTCTGCACCAGCATAATTTATCCAAGTGATACCTGCAAATTTTACTGTATCATATGCTACACCATACATCTCCATAAGTGCCTGTGATTGTTGTGATGTATGAGTATCCCCTCTATAAGCTTCACTACCTATAAGAGCATCAAAAAAGTTATCTCCACAAAGAGCCACTATTTGAGTATTTGGAGTTATTACACCTTGTCCTTTTTTTACTAGCTGTCTGCTAATGTTATTTCTAATTGCAGCACCTATTTCTTCTGCACTTTTAGAAAAATCAAAACTAATTTCATCACTTTGTGTAATACCCCAAAAATCATACCAATCATAAAGTAATGTATCATCTGCATCGTATACTTTACCTTGTACTGCACCTAACATAAGTCTTTCTTCTGTTAATGCTAGATCATCATTTACTTGACCCATTCTATCACTTACTAATTGTGCAACTTGCATAAGTTCACTTTCTTTTCCAAAAGCTCTTACACCTTGCAATTCATCTGCTGTTATTACAAAACCTCTAGCTAGTCTTATTGGATTTGCTGGTCTTATAGCTCTTTTATCTCTACCTACATACTCAGGAGTAGAACCTCTTTGACTTGTTTGCACAAGACCTACACCTTTTTCAGTCTTCTCTAATTGTATTGTTAAAGTGTTTACCGATTGTTTTTCAAAAATATTCATCTTTTGGATTAAAGATGGAATAAGTGGCTTCTTAATAATAGCATCTGTTAAAGTTGCCATACTAAAAGCATCTCGATTAAATATATCCATTGTTGCCATTTGTATCTCCTACTATCTTACTATTAGCCCTAAAGCTTCAAGTTCTGTATTTGCAGTTGCTATTGCATCATCATCTGCACCATCGCTGTAAGTCAATAATTTTCCATTAACTTCTCCATCTCTTGCCATTGCTACACATTTTTTAGCTTCTTCTGTTGCATCTACTGTTTCGTGTAAAATTCCTGCTACATGTTCACTACCATCTGTTGCATCTGGGTCATATCTTTTAAATTCTCCAGTATCAGTTACTTTTCCAAGTAATGTTCCTGCTATAAGATTTTCTCCCTCTTTTAAAGTGATTGTTTCTAGGCTTCTATATCCGTTAGCTTTGCTTACGATATAGCTTCCCGGTCCAATTCCGTTATATTCTAAAACTGCCATCTCTTAACTCCTATAATTTATCCCAAATAGATGCACTATCATCTGTTTGTCTTTCAAAATGTTCTTCTGAACCATCGCCACTAAAAGTAGCACCATTACTTCTTAAAAGCTCTAGCATTTTTGCATTTGCATCTGCTATATCTTTGCTTTCCATAAGCTCTATTGTTTTCTCTTTGTTCAAACCAAACTCAAAAGCCATACCTACTATGTCTTTTCTCTCAGCTATTGCAGCTTCTAGTGCTACACTTTGTTTTTGTACCTTTTCAAGTTCTGCTTTTGTACTATCCATATCAGCTAGTGCCTTAGTAAGTTTCGCTTCAAGGTCTAGTTTTTCAGCTTCTAACTTTTCAAAGTTTTCTTTAGAAAAATCCATTTTTTCCCCTTTATTTGAATTTACTATTTTTGACTCTGCTGGGATAGTTCCCATAGCTAAACCAACTTTTGCATTTGGTATTGCTGGTATTCCTACTAAAGAACATTCGTAAATGCTCCATTTTGTTGCCTTGTAGTATTTCGTACCGTTTACCTCTTTTTCTAATACTTTTTCCTCTATATCAGCCCCTATACTAAACGACTGTAAAAAACCTTTTGCTAATTTGTTAAAAAGTTTCATTGATTGTTCATCATCTTTATCAAACACGGCATTTGCTTTTAATTTTTTATCTTCTAGTCTTACATCTGTAAATTTTGCTATTGGTAGGTCGTTTGTATTGTGATTTACAAACATAGAAAGTATCTCTGCTCTTTGTAAGTCTATAGCTTCTTCGCTATGCTCTAAAGTGATATAGTATTCTCCATCTTCCCAGCTATATCTTTGCACTTGTGTTTCATCGCTTAAAATTACTGGTACGATACAGTTTTCTACATCTATACCTTTTAGTTCTATATTGCAGTTTGCACCTATTTTACAACCCATTTTTCATCTCCTTTTTTAGTTGTTTTTTTAGTTGTTTTTTGATTTTTTTGTAAGTCATTTTCTTTTTCAAATGTTCTTTATAATCTTTACCCTTGCTAGAGATTATGTCTATTTCGTTTAGTACACCAGACTCAAGCCCCTCCGTATAAGCTTTCTCTACTTTTGCTGGATCTATATGTGATGTGCTTTCTCTTATAAACTCTACTTCTCTATATTTTGATGGGTCAGCCCAATAATCTTTTAAAGTGATTTTGTTTGATAATATAAGTGCATCTAAAAGTCTTACTTCTATTACATCTCTCCATACCATCTCAACAAAATCTGTAAAATCTATTGCATATTGTTTTTCATCTAGTTGTGCATTTAATAGTGCTGCATTATAAGATGATGGCATCTCCCTAAAAGTAGATTGAGTAGATAGTCCAGCACCAGCACTAATAGTTCTTTTTGAACTACCATCAAGGCTATCAAATATACTGTCTGCTTTTGCTTGTAAGTTTATTACATCATCATCTGATGGAATGTAGTTTGCACCATCTAAAGAACCGTTTATTTTAAAAGCTTTGTACAAGTTATAAAGCTCCTCTTCACTTACTCTATTTCCAAGTCCACTAGATTTTGCTTTTTCTTTTTTGATGTCTAGGATTGTATTAAATAGATTTGTTTTTACTACTATTGCACCTTTTGCTTTTTGCTTCGCTGTTCGTAGTTCTGCTACATTGTAAGCAGATAACATATCTAGTGTAGCTACTATAGGTGCAAGTGGAGATACACCACTATATTGAGTGGGGTCAGCAAAAGGTATCACAAATAAAGTCAAGTCCTTAGCACTTATTAACTGTGATGTTTCCCTCATAGAATTTGTATAAATATAAATCCCCTTTAATTCTCCAAAGTTATTTATTTTTAATCCATTTATTTTATTTTCATAAATATTGTCTTCTGCTGTATCTATCATAGATAAGGGGATTATCTCTAGTTTATACGGAATATCCCATTTTTTATTATAATGGTGTCTTATGATAAAACCACCTTGTATTTTAGAATATCCTATTAGGCTTCTCTCCATTAACCCCCTATAAAACCTACCAGTTATTTCACAATTTCCTCTCTTACTCCATTGTTTTATGTAGTATTCAAATTGTGAATTGAAGTCTTGATTGTCTGTACGACTTTGAATATTTATAGAAGTTCCAATCACACCCTTTTCATAAGCTAGTCTTATTGAAGATACTAGGTCATTGTTTAGATTTAGTGCGGACACCTTTTCATTTAGCTCTTTTGCATTGTGAGCTTTGTATAACTCAAAATCATCATTATTTGTATTCATAAAATTAAGAGCTTCAAAGTTAGAATAAAAGTAGTTTCCACCCTTAAAAAAGTAATCTTTTATCTTACTCAACATCGTTTATCTCCATTAGAGATATTTTGTTTGTAAGTTCTTTTATTCTATCAGTTAGTTCTATGTATGAGATAACTGTATCGCCTTTTTTGAAAGTCTTTAGACCTCCAGCACTATCGTTATCTCTTTGAGATTGTTTTAACAGTTGTAATTCATCTTTTAACTCTTGTAGTGTTTCACTCATTTACAAACCTAATTTTATATTTTAGATATGATATAAGTTGATAATAGAATAAGTCTAAGTCTTTTTAGTGTAGGTATATAAGTATTTTAAGTGTAAGGTTGTAAGTGTAGTACAAGTGGGTAATCCCACTTGTATTTTATGCTACCATAGTATTATTGCAACATTGTTTCATGCTGTTGTATTTTTGTTGTAGTTCAAAATATTTATCTTGATATTTGTTTCTTTCAGCTTTTAGATTGTCTATCATAGCTATAGCAAATTTTTGGAGTTCATCTCCACCAGTTCGTAAAGCTTCTACATACTGTACAAAATAATCTGCTCTTTTTTTAAAAAATAAATCTGTTCTATCTTCACATTTTAAGTTTTTTAATTCTTCGTTTGTAGCTTTAATAAGCATATCTACTTTATCATCAAAACTCATATGCTCTATCATTAAAGCTTTTTGTTTTTCTATTTGAGCTTTATATTTGTTTACTGTATTTTGCAGACCTCCTATTTTTCCATATAGGGCTTTTGTGTTTATATGCTCTTTCATACTATAAAACTCTTTTACCAATGCTTTTTTAAACTTTCTCACAACCTCACTATTTCTTAGATAAGTCATAAGTAAAGTTGCTTGTGGTTCATTTAGGTAATATGTGATTTGTCCTCTACCAGCACCATTATTTAATTTCTCCGTTTCAAACGGAATAATACCAAACTCCTTAAAATCATTTTCATATTTTCTAATCAATTCATTTATATTTTTTTGGTTGTTGTTTGTATTTTCAGCTATTGTTCTATGTGATACTCTTAATTCTCCATCTCTTCTCACTACTAGATTTTTCATCTTATATACTCCCAGTTGTTGAATTTGTATGCTATCTTTGCTATAAGTGAGTATGACTCTACTTTTAGTACCTTTGTCTTGTTGCCACTTTTTGAATACACTTTTATACTCATAATAATTCCTTTCTTGTTGTATCTAAAAGTCATAATTAAATGACCTTTAACAATGAAAGTATAAAATAGATGACCTTAAATATGACTTAATCAGTCATTAATCTATGACCTTTTATTGTTTTTAAGCATTTATTTATGACTTTGTGTATATAATTTGTTTATGAAAAATATAACATATAAAGAAATAGCTCAAAATTTAGACAAAACAGAGGGTACTATAAAAAATTGGAAAAAAAATCATCCAGTATTATTAGAGTATGTAAAACTCGGTGCATTTTGTAAGAAGAATGACTTAGATATAGAGAAGATTAAAAAGCTAGTAGATATAAGAGATAGTATAAAAGAAAATGCTTAAGTGTGATGATGAATGATATATATTTTCAACGACTACAAAAACTACAAAAAGAGTTTAAAGGTATAAAGTCAAGATTAGGTTCAAATAGAAGCTTTAAGCCACATCAAAAAGCTGTATATGATTTTGTGATGCAATCTAAAAAAGAGATAGAATTTAAAATAAATGACTACACAGTTGTTTTATTTAAAGGTAATGATGGTATAGGTTTTAAACATATACTTCTAAGGCATTATTGTAGTGGCTGTGATGGTGAAATAACTGCAAGAGATATATTAAATATCGGTAATGTAATCAAAAATGATATTATCCTTGAAACTTATAATAATAGAATAAAATTTATACAATATAAAAATGATAAAAAATATACAGTTATAGCAAAAAGAAAAGATGGTAATAAATTGGTTTTTAACTTTTTTTCAAGTGAATAAAAAAAAGATAGGACAAATAAAACAGTTATCTCTCTAACCTACCTTTTATAAAGGCTTATTTGCAATCCTATCTACTTATGCCACAATTATACCAAACAAATATATAAAAGTCAATGAGATATGATATAATTACTACATCAAATAAATGTTTAAGGCATCATTTTTAAAATGATACCTACTAAACAAGTAAGGATTTATCGTGAATAAAGCTGAATTTACAAAGATTTTAAAAGATATAAATTTAAGTAAAAAAGAGTTTGCAACTCTATCAAATATATCTTATAATACAGTAAATAATTGGAATGATGATAATAGACCTGTTCCACCTTGGGTAAAATCTTGGTTAGAGAATTATATAAAAGCAAAAAGCTATGAAGATGTAAAGGATAAGGTTTTTGAAATTGAGGGTGTGGAGATATGAAAAGATTTGTAAAAAAAAGACTCCAACTATTTAAACAAAGAGATATAAGAGGAGAGATACTTTCAAATATAGGGTTAGGTGTATTTGTAAATGCTCTTTTTTCTATAACTTTAAATCAAATATCTATTTTAGTTATACTTGATCTGTTTTTTGGTATAATACTCATAGTAGAAGGAACAATCTTAAAGAAGGATACATTATGCAATTAATCATCACTATAACAGCAGGACTTTTAGCTATTATCGGCTTTTACTGGGCTTTTGTAGAACAAAAAAAAGAAGAAACAAAGAGTCTTTTTTAAGAGATATAGAAAAGATTAAAAAGTTGGTGGATATAAGAGATAGTATAAAGGGGAGTAATTAATTTATATAGTACAGTACAATTAGCCCTTGTTGTTAAAATATCTTCTTATAAGATAGCTTCTAATTAAGCTTATTAAAGTAAAGTATAGACCTATTAGCAAGTTATCACTAAAGCTTACATTTATATCAAAAATAGGAAATACAATAAGCTGACTAAAAAGTGCTACAAAATATCCAATTAAGACATTTGTAGCACTTTCTATAAAACTTTGACGTTTAGTTTGCATGATTAAGTTAAACTGTCCTCTAAGATATAGTTAGCTGTAAAATGTTCTATTTTTTTCTTTTTTGTGTTGTGAGTTACAGCGATAGAATGTTCTTTTTGGTGGGTGTACCATTTGTTTTTGTCTATATATTCGCTTAATATTTCGCTGGGATATGAAGATAGTAGAAATTTACCTTTTATACTTTGTAGTTGTTCAAGTAAATTTTGAAAAGCATCTTCGGTATACCCTTTGTAATGCCCACACTCACTATTAAAATAAGGTGGGTCAATATAGAAAAAAGCATCTTCTTTATCAAATCTTTTTATAATATCTAAAGCATCTCTACTCATAATGGTAGTCTTTTTAAGTCTATCTTTAAAGGTATCAAAATATGTTTTTTTATTAAAAATTTTAATTGGTTCTTTATCTGATTTGCTAAATGCAAAACCTCCCAATATTTTAGTTGCAAAACTCATATTACATTGTACCCATACACTCCAGGCTACCTCCAAATCACTATATTTAGTTGGATTTTTATAGATATTTTTTGCTTCCTTATATAGGGCTTCACTAGAAAATGTATCATCTATCATATTGGCAAGATTATCAAAGTCATATTTTAAGACTTCATAAAAAGTGATTAGATTATCGTTTAAGTCGTTTATTACTTCCGCTTCGCTCGGCTCTTTTGCAAAGAATATCGCTCCACCACCAAAAAAAGGCTCAACATATAGCTTATGTTTTGGAATAAGTGGTAAAATAGTTTTAGCTAATCTTTGTTTCCCACCATAGTAACTTAAAGGTGGTTTCATATATATTTTTTTTGACATTTTTTATCCTATAGACTATATTTTTAATAAATTACTTTATTTAATAACTTGATAAAATATCTAAGAGTTTTTACACAGCTTTACTTTTATATGTGAGTATCAACTAAACAAAGATAACAATTTGCTCCCATCATCTTCTACAATTTTTGGTTTTTGTATATTTGCCACTAGGTCTGCTTCTGCTAGAGCTACAGACATAACACTACAATCCCAGTAATCATTTCTAACAGATGTGTTTATTTTTTCCCAACTCTTTTTAGTGGCTCTCTTACCTTTTGTAACTTTATAAACAAGTTCTTCTGAGGTCATGTGCCTAATATAGCTATGCTTTGTAGTTTCTACACCACTTTCATCATCTATAATGTCTTGATTTATATAAAATAATCTTCTAGTATAATCCTTGGTATTATCATTTACTTTATCTATGGTTCTTGTAATCATACTGTTTAGCTCGTTTTTTGCCATAATATTTGAAACAGACATTATTTTAAACTCATAATCTTCTCCATCTAAGCTTTTTTTATATCTTTTCATTTTAAATAATATATTTCCAGCGATTTCTGCTACCCCCTCATAAGCCCATATGATGTCTTGCTCCCCAGTTTCATTTAAAACTTCTATAACAAATTCATCTACTACGGTTGTTCTTTCTGATAATCCTCTCCTATCTATCAAACATCTATCTATCTTATACTCTCTTCCACTTGAGTCTTTTAAATTTGTGTACAGTAGTGTTTTTATATCGTGTGTAGTTTCAATTCTGCCATGAGCTACTGTATTTCCAATAAAACCATACTGATATGCTGTTATTTGATAATAAAAGTGATCCTTTTGAGTATCTACTGTTAGATATAATTTAACTGTATCTGCTGGTACTTCCCACTTTCTTAAACCGTTTCCTAGTAATAATATATCGTTTTTATCTCTACTTTTGTTATTTTCTTCATATATTTCATTAAAATAGTCTATATATACAATAGCTTTTTGCTCAAAATTATCTGCATTGATTAAAAGTTCTGCTATAGTGCTAAAATTTGTTGAGTACATAGCTAAGGCATTTGCTTTATATCCTACTGTAGTATCTTTTTCACTACCCTCTACGACATTAAACCTACAGTTTCCATCTAATATCTGCTTATCTTTATCTGTTGAATAAATGTGGCTTTCACAATGAGGACATATAAGATAAGGTTCTATAGATAAAGCTTTTTTTCTATAATCCATCAAATCAAACTCTTTACCTCCTAGTGTCTTTGAGTGTTCATCTTCTGAATAGTAGTAAAAATGCTTACTTGTAGGATAAAAGAACTCTTTACAATGAGGACATTGTATTTCCCATTCTTTTTTACATTTACTATCTTTATAAGCTTTTGCTATCTCATCATTTTCTTCTTTTAATGTTGATACTAAAAAAACTTTTCTAAAAAACTTTTCATAAGCTTTTGTTCTACCAATAAGTTCTGTAACACTTCCAACTGGAAAGAGTGAAACTTCATCTAAAAAGAGATATTTTACTGTTCTACTTCTTCTCTCTTTTTCTCCAGTACCAGTAATAAAAAGTGTACCTCCAGCTACTCTTTTTCTAGTTGTTACACTCCGTTTTTTTTCAGTTTCTTTAAACTGTTCAAATTTTCTTTGTAAGCTTTTTATCCCTCTAAAAAATGGGTCAAACTTTCCTATGATATAATCAGGTACACCGTTATCTGCTGGTATTGATAATTGCATATTTGTAGGGTCTGTATCTAAAGCTTTTGCTATTAAGCCAAACATAGCAGTAGTTTTACCACATTGAGAACTAAACATAGCGGTAAACTTCCAAATGTGTGATTTATCAAAATCATTCATCATCTCTCTTAAATGTGGGGTGTATTTTAGCTGCATATATCCAGTTATGGGAGAAACATCACTGTTTAAGTATATATTGTTTTCTACCCATACATCAGTAGGTGTAAATTCTTCCCACATAAAAGAGCTAGATAATCTTTTACCACCGATACGAACTAAATCTTTCAAGATATTTTCTCTTTTATAAAGTCATATAATTTATCAAGTGCAAAAGATACATCTTCCTCATCGCCTACCTCTTTTTCAACTATTTTTCGCATATCATTTATTCTGTCTTTGTAATGGCGATCTAGCTCATCTTTGATTTCAAGATATGTCTTGTTTTCTAATAATACTGGTAATGCTTTCAAGTCATTTCTATAAAAGCTACTCATAGTTGCACCTAAGTCCGCCATAGCTTTGTCTATTTCATCTTTTCTAACCAACACTTTCTTTAATTCTAATACACCTAGTTCTTCTTTTCGTGCTTGATGTTCAGTTTTTAGTGCATCGGCTCGTTTTTTTCTATAATCCCAATCGTGTTCTAGTTCTTCTTCTACTGCAAGTTCATCTTTTTTTTGCTGTCGTTTTGACTTTGTAAGATCTATATTATTCACTATCCAATCAATTACACTATTTAATTCATATAATGCTAACTTGCTTGAACTATACTTGCTTCGTGGCATACCCACCTGCTCGTACTGTCTTATTCTACTCTCTGAAACAGACAAAGCTTTTACTAGTTGTTTTTTTGTAAATAATGAAGTATTATCTACAACAATAACATCATCATAGCTAATATCTGCATCAGGATAGTCTTTTTTTATAACATTGAGTCTGTTATCATTTCTTAAACTACGGAACATCTATAACACTAACCAACTTTTTTTGTAGCTTATGTATAGCCAAACACTCTCTTATAAGCTTGTATTCTAAAGGTCTTGTTCTTTTCCAATGAAAAAATGTACTTTTCTTCTTGTCTATAGCTTCCATTATTTCTTTTTCTGTGATTTCTATTACTATTTTCATAAAAAAAGTCTAATATATTGGACTTTAATAACTATAAGTATTTTTATGTTTTTTAGACTGTGGTATTACTAGCTTTTGAGTATCTAATATATTGGACTTTTCATACATCTTAACTGCTTCTTAAAAAGTGCAAAAACAATATGGAGTAAGTAGGGACTAAAAAAAATATGGGACATAGAAAGTAAGCGAGGCAGAGTGAACCT